TTGCTGCTACCCCAAAGGAGGGTGCGAAAAACCAAGATGACTGACCAAGTGGGTAGATAAGAAACACGCTGACGAATACAGCAATAGGACCAGAAAACGCAATCGCATTGTAAGGACGGATACCAATTAGACGTGCAAGTTCAAACTGCCTAAGCATGAAACCAATGAGGGCAAAGGCACCGTGTAGTGCCACAAAATTCCAGAGTCCCCCAAGTTGGATCCAGCGGACGAAATCTCCCTGAGCCTCAGGACCCCAGAGAAGAAGAAGAGAATGACCCATAGCGTCAGCTGGAGTACTAACTGCCGCTGTAAGAAAATTTGCACCCTCAAGATAGGAACTAGCGAGGCCATGGGTATACCAGCTCGTAGCGAAAGTCGTGCCAGTAAGCCAACCCCCAATAGCAAGGTAAGCAGTGGGAAGAAGAAGTAATCCAGACCAGCCAACAAATACGAAACGGTCTCGTTTAAGCCAGTCATCAAGGACATCGAACCAACCTCCATTTATTTTGGGTGGTGAAAGTGTTGAAGTAGTCATAACTCCGTATTGAACTGAACATATTTAGTTTACACTATGTTACATTAGTTTACAAGAGTATATTTACTTAATGTCCAGAACTTCAACATGACTTAAGAATCTACTTGGATTTTTGAACCAAGTCACCTGAACATCTTCATAATTGTCGAAGTCTACATGGTCTCCATTGACCAAATGAAGTCTGTAGTTATGCCTATCATATGATTTAGAACAACTCTGTTCAAAGTATCGAGAGTCATTCTTTTCAATTAGTTTCATGAGTCAAGTACAGACAGTATAAACAATAGTATACCACAGGACACATATAACACAAGGAGTACAATCTGTTCAGTACCCATGACCCTGGTCCCACCATCTCTGGGCGTGTTTACCAGGTGCTAGAGTGTCTCTTCCATTCATATGATAGATCTTATCTCTCAACACTTTGATAGTCTCGTATTGTCTGTGAATTATTTCTGCTTCTTCATCTTGACCTTGAAGTTTTAGGTCTTCATAGTAATTAAAAGTATCAGCTCGTTCTTGATTGAGAAGTTCTTGTAAGAATGTAAGTTCTTCTTTTGTGAATTTGGGTTCAGGGAAATGATCTCGATCCATTATCATTGTGACATCTGTATTATCTAGTACGCATAAAAAAAGGGACCCGAAGGTCCCTTTCTTAATATTCAGTTTTTCTAACTAACTCAACCAACAGTAGGAGCGGTGAGTGCAACAGGTGTTGACTCAGCAGCAGCAAGATCCAGAGGGAAATTGTGTGCGTTCCTTTCGTGCATCACCTCCATACCCAAACCGGCTCTGTTCAGTACGTCTGCCCAGGTGTTCAACACACGACCTTGACCATCAATGACGGACTGGTTGAAGTTGAAACCGTTCAGGTTGAATGCCATGGTTGACACGCCAAGGGCGGTGAACCAGATGCCAACTACCGGCCATGCAGCCAGGAAGAAGTGAAGTGAACGAGAGTTGTTGAATGATGCGTATTGGAAGATCAAACGACCGAAGTAACCATGGGCTGCGACGATGTTGTATGTCTCTTCCTCTTGACCGAACTTATAACCATAGTTCTGCGACTCGGTTTCAGTCGTCTCACGGACGAGTGAGGAGGTTACGAGGGAACCCACCTCTGTTCCTTATTTTCATAAGGTGTGGACTATATCATCAACCTATTTGTATTAGGTTGTCGGGCACTTAAACCTGTTATTAAGGGGACTAAACCCCTCAGGTAGTCTCTGAACCTTCCTTAGATGTATCTAAGGCTTGGATGCTGATTGCCGTATTACTAAACTTTTTTACAAGACCAACCATAAGCATTTTCTCTTTCGCCTTTTAGGAGAGGAGTAACTCTCTTGAAGTTTTGATTGGGAACTATTTTTTGTAGTTCTTCTAAAACTTCTCCACCAGTTTCGCAGTTTATTATACAAACTGTTTTAACTTTATTATAAGAGAAAATATACTTATCAGTAGAAGTAATAGCAACATTTTTGTTCCTATTTTTACCTCCCACTTTACCACCAATACTTCTCATTTTCATAGCATACTCAGAATTTACAGAACGAGCAGACATTTCTTTTTGATAATCAGAACTCCAAAAGTTTTTCTTGGATAATCTTAGTGCTTCGTGTGTTTTATAAGCACCTTCAACTCTAAGAAGTCTCCAACCTTCACCATCAAAACCACACATCAAGTTATATGCTGCTAAGTCATAAACTTGACCGTATACATCGTACCTTATTTTATGTGCGAGTATGTGGTCGTCAAAAGATAATGAAATAAGGTTTTCTGAATTATCAAGACCACCATCGTGTTTTGGGACAATATGGTGTTCTTCAAGATAAGTATTGGGAGGATATGTTTTTGATTTACATTCCTCAATAAAAGATAAGTACTGGTTAGTCATAAAGTTTATGTTACCAGAGTTATTTATATAAGTCAAGTAACATTTTAGTAACTTAGGGTTCCAGCAGTTCACCCGATTTTCACTTGCTGATTACTCAACAAGGGCACAGTTCCCTATGCATTGCGGAGAAAAGACTTCCTCCAAAAACACCGGCAACTCCCAACATGTGGAAGGGGTGCATCAGGATGTTGTGTTCTGCTTGGAAAACCAACCTATTAAGCAGAACTGAGAACTTATGTTTCCATAAGGATTGGACTATATCATCAACCTATTTGTATTAGGTTGTCGGGCGCTTAAACCTGTTATTAAGAGGACTGAACCTCTCAGGTAGTCTCTGAACCTTTCTTAGATGTATCTAAGACTTGGATGCTGATTGCCGTGTCGTATTGCTCTTTGAGAAAGAGATTAAAAAGTTAAAGGTTAGTCAATACGATTTAGGTTTCCAGCAGTTCACCCGATTTATACTACACATTGGTTTAGTTTATGTAGTTGAATGTACCAGAAATGCCGAGTGGCATTGCGTCAGAGAATGAACCTTGCCCGAATGGGTAGACGAGGAAAACTGCAGATGCAGCTGCAACAGGTGCAGAGTATGCAACGCAGATCCAGGGGCGCATACCCAGTCTGTAAGAAAGTTCCCACTCACGTCCCATGTAAGCATAGATGCCGATAAGGAAGTGGAATACTACGAGTTGGAAAGGACCACCATTGTAGAGCCACTCATCAAGAGATGCTGCTTCCCAAATGGGGTAGAAGTGCAAGCCGATGGCATTGCTAGATGGAACAACTGCACCAGAGATGATGTTGTTACCATACATTAGAGACCCTGCAACGGGTTCACGGATGCCGTCTATGTCTACGGGTGGTGCTGCGATGAATGCAACAATGAAGCAGATAGTTGCTGCCAACAGAGTTGGGAGCATGAGCACACCGAACCAACCGACATACAGTCTGTTGTTTGTGCTAGTGACCCACTCACAGAAATTCTGCCATGGGGATGTTTGTTGCCTTGAAAGAGTTGTAGCCATTGTTTTGTACGAAAAAGTAAGACCATCAGGGAATGGTGGAGTTACTATTTCCCCAGCACCCTCAGCCGGGGATATGAAAGACGTTTTTATACACCCTATAGGTCTTGGTTAAAGGGGTGTTACAAATGATTAAGGAATGTGTTGATTCCGTAATCTCTCGACTTATTTATAATAACCCATCTGACCTTATCCGTCAACCCCTTTTCTGAAGCCACTTGACGAACTGGTTGTTTCCCAATAGAATAGGCTTGTCCCGTTTGATAGATAAGTTATATCTAATACGTAAATTCTCCTATGTAATCTAATACCTTGTTGAGATATTCATCAGCAAGGTATTTTTGTTCTGATAAAGCTTTCTTATCTTTAAGTTCGTCTTTGAGTTTATAAACCCTTGAGAGCATTTCATATCGAGTCAAGTTACCACGTGGCATAATTAATTATTCGGTTTAACTTGTCTATCTATAAATGATCTTCTCTTCTCCCAAGTATCTTTCTCTCCATAGATATGACCTTTGATGTGAGAAGGATTAATACAATTAGGGTCTTCTGCAATTCCGCATACAAGGTTAGATAAAGTTTCTGGGTCTCCTTTCTTCCCTGTCGCCCAGTAGTGTACACCTTCTATCCAAGTGGCTTGACAACGAGGACATTTTTTTGTATCCATTTTATGTTTGTAGTGATACGTAATAGATATTTAATATAGAGAAGATGTTTCAACAAAAAATAAATTTCTAAATACTGATATACTTAAAAAAAAGATAAATGAAAAAATGTTTCTTTATCTTTGGTATGCTTTTGATGGCGGCACCAGCTAATGCCGATCTTACTCATAAAATTTCTTCTTCAGTACAGCTCCAAGTTGATAGTGCGGCTTCACAGTCTCAAAGAATCGGCTCTCAATATTCTGTATCCGGGACTAACATTACTTTGGATACTGCTGGTGGCTTGGGCAGTCTCACACCAGGTTCTGGAGTGGGATATACACCAGGTGACTATAGCATCACAACTGCAGGATCACCATTCACCTTCACCGAAACATTCCTTGAAGGTGATGCAACTCCAGCGGCAACTACAGTTACGGCAGGTGTTACTCCAACTCTTCCCATGCTTGGGAACACCACAACCACAGCTGGGGGTGTTGCTGGCTCTTTGGCTGGTACTATTACTTCGTCAGGAGTAATAGGATTAACTGCAGGTGGTGCTGGAACAAGTGCTACAGGACAATTTGTTTCTGAAATCTCCATCTTCGACTGATTTATACATACTTAGCAGTGAAGCCCCTATGGATATTTCTATGTCCTCCGGCAACAGCAAGGAGATGAGTTGGGTTTAATCCTAACTCCCGAGCAATATCACTAATAATACCAGTATATTTCTCACCAGTTTTAGTATTAATCACCTCTCCTTGCTTCGCTCTGGGTCTATTATCCCAACTACATTGACCCGAGTTCTTTACACTAACACCTTTCTTGGCAGCAGAGATTTTCTTTTTAGTATCTTCTTTACAAGGTTGCCCTTTGTTCCATCCAGCAATATAACTTTCATCGCCTCGTAACATTTTCCAGGCTTTGAAATCACTGGCAAGACCCAACCTCTGCCACTCACAAAAATGGAACATACAATGTTGAGTATATGAAACCTCCACAAGGTTTTCTTTATCATCACTGCCACCACTATGTTTAGGAACAATATGATGTTTATACTTTTTAACTTCATCAAAACAAGACATTTGTGGAGGTTCCCTTTTTTACTTTCACTATTATTTATACATAGTAATAAAGTAAAAGCGGTTCCGATCGTCCCCAATTTCACTCAGGGAAGTATGACGAGCAGAACGGAGACAACTCAGAAGATAACTGAGACCATCAACTCAATGGATTACAATACAGGATATCAATATACGGCTACTGGGTCAGGTATTACTGCATCAGGTAATTTATCCCCAGGAACAACATCAAATACAGTAACAATTGAAGGGGTGACCTCATCATGGACCGGAGTAGGATCAAAACCATCATTCGCACAAACAACACCCGGTGGGGCGTTTCAATTCACAGAAACCTATCGTGGTCCTGGTTTAAGCAATCAGACAATCATTCAAAGAACGACAGAAATAGAAAGCGTCACTGATACTACCTCCATTTTTAGCCAGTAACTTTTTCTAACGCCTCAACTAATAACTTCAAATCTGATAGTGTTGCATCGCTCTTTATTCTGTTTGCCCTCTGTGACACTATCCAAATATTACCTACTTCATATCCTTTCCTACTGTCTATTCTATCCACACTAGGACTATTATCAACACTCTTACCACCCTTTCCTCCAGGGACTAGGGGTATTCCTAACACAGGACAGTGTGTAGGGATAGGTGGTATGTCATCCACTGTTAGGGTGCAGGTCTCTCCTCTTCTCCTACTATTACGCCAAGCATAATGTAATAGGCGGGTCTCATATTTCTTATCTGGTCTTGACTTGGGATGCGTATAACCTGCCTTCTTCATACAACCACAACTCTTTGGTAATACGCCCTTCCTTCCTTTTATGGTGCTGCTGGATATAAGTTTCTCTTCTCCACAACAAGCACACCTACACCAGTAGTGGCCCCTTTGTTCCTCATTAGTTTTTTGTATATCTTTCCTCAAAACAGTAAGAGAACCATATATACTACCAGATAAGTCTATGACTTTCATTGACTGAACATTATAACTACTATGAACTTATTTAGACACAATGGTTATTAAAGCATGACATTCTTGAAAAAACAAGTTAGACTGGTGTTACTTGCATCTATTGGAATTGGTTTCTTATCACCCACAAAAGCACTAGCAGAGAGTGTTGGTGGTGTTTCTGCAACTGCCTCTCCTGTCGCAAACTCATCTGGTAGTGTTACTAACCAAGCCATTCAAGTCTTACAAGGTCCATACATTACAAATACCTATGGTGGAGGTATTCAATGTCAAGGACCTACTCTTAATATCACACCGTTTATAACTGGTTCTGCATCTGCAGCCAAACCTTATGAACCATACTTTGATGACCCAGTATATGATATGAGAGATTTGGACGAGGATGGGTCTCTAGATAACCCTGGAAGTATCTTGTATACAATTCCTACTAGAACTGGTCAGAAAGATAATTACAACCTCTCTCTGGGGTTCTCAGCAACCATATCACAACCTTTAGATAGAAAGTTACAAGAACAATGTAAAGAAGCTGCAGCAGCAAACATTGCATTAATGCGACAAGCATCTGCAAACAAACGTTTAGACTTTGAAATAGCTCGTCTTAAAAACTGTGGTGAGTTGATGAAGGCAGGAATCTATTTCCACCCTCAAAGTCAATACGCAAAGATATGTGCTGATGTAGTTGTAACCAATCCGGGTGGTGTCATACCACAACATAGACATAGTATTCCTGTAGCTCCAGTATCAACTAATGCAGAAGACCTTGGTGGACCAATAGGTGGTTAACTTACTTTGGGCGAGTTTGAATTTCCCAAATCCAACCAGTACAAATATATTTTAATCCTTCTGTAGGTGGGTGACCTCTATGTGAATATGTCCATGTTGCTGGGAATAGAATTAACTTACCAGTCTCTGGCGTTACATGTGTCCCATCATAAAATTCAGTAGTTCCTGATCCGTCTACAGTAGTGTTTAGATACCAGAGGAATGTAATTATTCTAGCACTGACTTCATTGTTTCGATTTAGTGATGATAGCGAGTCATGGTGCCACACATATCCTGTTTGTTCTGGTGTTGTTCTTTGTATTTGATAACCAGTATCATATGACTGAACATTAGCATTCCAAATTCGGTCATTATAATATTTTTGAATATAAGGTGTCGTATATTTTGAAAGAGAATCGTAAAATATTTTATCTTCTTCCTCCCAATTTGTATCTCCGTAGAAACATAAATCGGTAGAGTCTTTTATCTCTTTATTAACACCTTCTCCAGTTTCTCCTGGAAAACAATTAGAATCGTTTTCAAATTTTTCTATTACATGTTTACAAAAATCTTCATCTAATGTATTGTGATGCTCTTCAAAAAAATCCATAATGTTATCTTGGTTTTACGACAGATCTTAATTTTCGTATGGCTTCGGTTCTTTCTCTTTGAAGTTCTCTACGTTCTTGTAGTGATAGAACTTTAGTTTCTTTTCCTCTCATCTTTGTAATTTTTTTGATTACTTTTTTGATAGTAGGTTTAACTATCTTTAGTAATATGTCTACAAGAGGTTTTGCAATAAGTGCTGACGTTGTTGCGATAACCGCAATACCACCAACAGATGCAACTTGACCACCACTAGGGAGACCAACAATAATTTGTTGGGCTATACCTACCGACTCTGTAATTTGAACACACTCACTACCTATTAATTTATACTCAATAATTTTGTCTCTATAACCATTGATGTATGTTCCTACAGGTTCTTTTGTGTCCTGTATTGGTGTAGGACATTCTATGGTAGCAGCAGTAGTAACAGATGGTGGGTTAATTTCTGGTGTCGGTGGTATGTTCGGTTTAGGTCCTTCTGATTTTGGAATTTGTGGAACCGGGGTTGGTATCATCCTGTTCGGTTCAAACTGAATAGGATTAAAACTAGGGAACCCAGAATCACAAAACGTAAGTACTCCTCTCGGGTCATCTTGTATAAGGTTATCGTTTGAATTATTGGACTCATGTGCTTCCACACACCCAGGTATATCAATAATAGGAGTACCTATTAATGTAGTTACGGGTGGTGTTTGTGGAAGTGATACCGTTGGAGATATCAAATAACCAGGGAGTTCAGGTATATCTAGACTCCTTACGTTTATCTCACGAATTTCCATCAGAATGGAAGTACTCCTCCGGTAGATTTAGGTGCTGAAGGAATAACACCACCAGTTACACCAGGTAGTTCTGGCATTGTACTATCCAACATACCAGGAAGTGTACCAATGATTGCTTCAGTTGCAGCTGCAGTAACTTGACTCTTTACGTTCTCAATGATTGCATCCTTATTGACATAAACATAAGTACCACCACCTACGATTCCCGCAGTTCCCGCAAACGATAGTAGTGCCAGAACGTTAATTAGTTTTTGCATCTTAACCTTTACCTTTTTTTATAGGCCATGTTATATGTAGACCGTAACAAAGTACAGTTATAAATCCAAATACAAATAGACTTGCCATAGTTACTAAACCATCGTACCGTTTGCTCTACGAATTTCTCGGAGTGCTTCTAGGTCCATGTTTTTTGTTCCACCTGAATAGGGTAACGCATATCCTTCGGCAATCATTTGCTCGTTGAGGGACAGTTCGTCGAGGCCAACATATAACCACCCAAGAAGCCTGCCATATTTACCGACCCCACCAACAAGTTCAGTCCTAACAGACAACTCATCATCACCAGCGATAGCCCCTTCCAATTTTTCTTTGAGCCAGTTGGTTGCTTCGATTCCAAGAGCTTTCTCCTCTAGATTCTTTGTCCTTTTTTCTGGCGTATCAACTCCCGCTACCCTTACTCGTTCCTTTTTATATAAGTCAAACCCTAAGTCTAAAATAAAATCCGCGGTATCTCCATCAATTATTTTCACAACCTCTACAACTCTAAAGTTGTAGCAACTCTTTCTACTCGGCGGAACCATTGCTGCCATCGTCTAACTCTGTATAGGATATCTTTAATATGTATATGACATAACCAAATGCCAAAGCAACAGCAATCATCACGGATATAATTACTGACCATACAGGGTCATTCACATTCTCATGGGCACGAAGTAATAAGTTCATTTGTGAAATGGTGCCCAGTGTTGCCAGTTGTATTTGTGGACAAGATGCATACCAATAATAGGTACAACAATCAATGCAAGACTTAGTGTTCCAATCCCAAAAGGATTATTGAGTGTGGCAGAAGCAAAGTGTGCTGCCTTCAGTGCTACATTGCTCATACATATTCTCCCCAGATTTCCCAGTTGTCTCTGAAATAAAAATCAATTGAAGTTAAACTTCCTACAGGATGTTCTTCTTCAGTCTTTGCCCACTTCGTACAGAACTTAGTAATGTCAGGTGAAGTTCTCACCTTATTGACACCATACATTCTAGAGAATGAACTCATTGCAAAATCAAATCTTGTCTTGAAGTTAGATTCCATGACCTACTTTTTCCTCGTATTTTTTAACGATAGACATTACTTGTTTTCTATCAGTTCCACATGGAGCATTCTTTAAACAAAGTAAAATCAATTCATCTTCAGTAATTGTTGGTCTAATAGTAAACCCCCACTTGTCAAGCTTAGCATCGGTAGGTGCTTCACAAGGGTCAAATTCATGTGCCATATCAATCTACGTGAATAGTTCCTGTCATTCCAGCACCTTGATGAGGACCACAAAAGAACTCATAGTCTCCTGCATCGGCAAACAAGATGTCTTGTGATTCACCTGGTGAGAACATCAGGGACTCTCTCGAAAGATCTGCACGACCTTCTACAATAATATTATGTGGTGGCAACATTCCATTTACAAAATGAACTGTTTCACCAGCACTAATACTAATATTATCTGGATCGAATACAAGATTTCCATTGGAACCCATGGTGACATCTACAGCATATGCCATCTTCGGTAAGAAGAGAACCATTGCTGCTACAGTAGCAATAATCATTAAGCGGATAAACTTCATTGTAGTTTACTCAACTACTCTAGTTATACACGATACTGTTTATATGTCTATAGTTTGTTATGGGTTCCTGATATGTATTTTTACTTAGGATCTACTGCAGATTTGACAGGTGGTTCATCAGTTTTGATGAGTATTGGAGCCTGTTCTAGTCTGATTGTTTGTGATGGAGCAGTCCTTCCTGCGGCCTCAATAAGTCTCTCAACATCTGCCTTTGTGATACCACCACCATTACCACCACCATCTCCAGACTTCTTAGCAGCCTGGACACCAAAGGTTGCGAGTACTCCAGTAAAGACTGATGCAATGAATGTTGGGTCTAGTTTCTGTTCGGGGATTCCAAGTGCTGGGGGTAACTGAATGTATGCCAACGTGAGTATTCCACCGCTCCACACAAGAATACTAAGACGAACAAAGGTAGAAAGAATAGCAATTTGTTCTTCTTTGTCATCAGTCGCCTCCTTTATTCTACCTAGGAGTCCCTTTTTCTTTTCCTGTTCTTCTGGCTTCTTGTCCATAGAACCCCCTAAGTTACCTCAAAATATTTATAAAAAAGGTGTATCAAACTAGTACTTTTTTCTAAATATTTTTAATAAGAAATATTACCATGTCACAAGATACTAATCATATTTCTGATGACACTAAAGTTTCAATGCCCATTCGTAATATCATCTCTATTGTAGGTGCTGTTGCAGTCTCCACATGGGCTTATAGTGGAGTGATTGAACGACTGAATAGAATTGAAACAACACTAGAAGTTAAAACGGAAGCAATTAAACTGAACTCCGAGTTCCGTATCAACTGGCCAAGGGGAACAATGGGATCTCTTCCTGATGATGCAACATAAAACAGAGAGATTCAAGCCCTTCAATTAGAGATTGAAAGGATTATAGAAGAGGTTGAGGAGAATGATACCTGGATTGATAACTTTGAACCACCTAAAGAAGTTCAGGAAAATATTAATAGAGTAAGAGAACTAGAAATCAAAATGGCAATTTTGGAAGCTAAAGAGAGTTAAAAAATACCAGAATTTTTTTTTCAATCTTTTTGAAACCAAAAGTCAATTTTGGTTTAGGCATAAAAAAGGACCCCTTATCGGGATCCTTGATACACTGGTGTCATCATACCTTTGTCTGGTCCGTCGTCATCATCTCCAGGTGTTGTAATGATATAGACTATGACGAATGCAACCATTAGTCCTAGGTATGCGTTCACCATACCCCAGGAATAATCTGGCCGCTAACAGCATATGCTCCAATGGCTGCAACTACGCCAAGCATTGCTGCCCAACCATTAATCCGTTCTGCGTTCTCGTTCATTTGTTTTGCTCCTGTGTTTTGTTGTAAATAACGACTCTACCATTTTCGTGGATGAAAACTAATTCATCCTCATGCCCCCAGCAGAGTTCTTCGTATAGGGCATTCAGTCTCTCCATGTCCTCATAGAGTTGTTTGGGATTAGACATATTATTATTGACTGTCCCTTTATCTATAATCAGATTCCAAATGCTCCGAAGAAGAAGAGACTACCGGAAGTTGCATAAGATACAACTGCTGCAACGAAACCAAGCATGGCAACACGACCATTCAGTTTCTCTGCACGTTCTGCATAACTCTCATAACCATAACGTTCTGCA